ATCCAAGGATACAAAGATGCTTTTGACAGGGAGAGCAAATGATTATCCCAAGCAAGTGGTATCCGATGGTTCAGCCAAGATACGATTTTCAGACTGTTGTTTTTGATAAAGCCGCTGAGAAAGTAGATGAAGACTACAGACTTGCGATAAAGGCTCACAAAGTTGAGATAGCAATAGCAGAACTAGAGATCGAGTTGTATAACAAGAAGGCTAGAGTCAACCAGTTAGAGTTGTCGATGTTTAAAAATCGTAGTGTTGATTTATACGCATAGGAGTTTCAAATGGAAGATTTAAAGGGAAAACTTACATTTTATGTAACCTTTATGGTTAGTTTTACTTTGTGCATATCAGTGATGGCTTTTGTTGGTGCTTTTGTTTTGGGGTTGTGGGCAAAAGAAGTTGATAACGCTGAAATCTTTAAACTGATAAGCCCTGCATTTCAAACCATTATTGGTGGCTTTATTGGCTTGTTGGCAGGTGTGAAACTGTCGCATGATGACGAAAAAAAGGGATGTAAAAATGCTTGATATTCTTAGTGGTGGTTTGTTAGGTTCTATCTTTGGTGGCGTATTTCGATTAGCCCCTGAAGTTCTTAAATGGATGGATAAGAAGAATGAGCGTGAGCATGAACTTAATATGTTTAAGTTTCAATGCGACTTGGAAGCTCAACGTGGTCAACAAAAGTTAGCTGAGATTGGCGCTCAAAGAGAAGCGGCAGTTGATGTCGGTGTGATGAATGCCTTTCAATCAGCCATAGAACAGCAAGCAACGATGGTTAAAGCCGCAGGTGGATGGGTGGCCTCACTTTCTGCTTCTGTGCGTCCTGTGGTCACTTATTGGGTTTTGTTTGTATGGTCATTTATCCATGTTTGGTTTGCATGGAATGCTTGGTTAGCGGGTGCGCCAGCTACTGAAGTATTTAAGACAATGATGACACCAGACTTTTCTGCATTGCTATCAGGAACAATAAATTACTGGTTTCTTGATCGCACTTTGTCTAAGCGTGGGCTATGAACTTAGAGTTGGCAGCAGAATTATGTAAAAGGTTCGAGGGCTTTCGTTCTAAGCCCTACCTTTGCCCTGCTAACGTAGCTACGATAGGCTATGGGTCTACTTACTATGCTGACAAGCGTAAAGTGACCTTAGAAGACCCTCCAATGACTCAGGAAGAGGCTAATCACCTACTAATGATTGAGTTGGAGCATACATATTTGCCAGGTGTTCTTAGAAACTGTCCGATTCTTGCAACGGATGAAAAAAAATGTAATGCCATTGTTGACTTTGTTTACAACCTTGGAATCGGTCGTTTGCAGACTTCAACTTTGAAGCGAAAAATCAATGCTCAAGAATGGGAACAGGCTCAAGAACAACTGATGTTATGGACTAAGGGTGGTGGCAAAGTCTTGCCTGGTCTGCTCAAAAGACGACAAGCTGAGTGTTTGTTGTTAAATTAAACTGTCATAAACTTTTTGTAAGGTGTTGAAATGCCTAACATTCCTACACCCCATGATGCCGCATTCTTTGCACAAAGTGTCAGAAAGTGGCAACAAGTGTTGAGTCTTGGTGATTGGCGTATTGAAAAAGGTTCTAAAGCTGCAAAGAATGCGATGGCATCTGTTGAGTTTAACGATGCTGCAAGACTTGCTACCTACAGATTAGGGGATTTTGGTTCAGAAAAGATAACACCAGAGTCTCTTAATAAGACCGCATTACATGAGCTACTCCATGTATTTCTCCATGATTTGATGACAGTAGCAACAGACCCTAAGTCTTCTGATGAGGACATCGAGATGCAAGAGCATAGGGTTATCAATCTATTGGAAAACTTGTTGACTAAGGATTCTCATGGTATCGACTAATGGTCTTAATTCTTGTACAGATGAGCAGTTTATGGCCTTGTGGGACAAACATCAGTCTGTTACAAAAGTAGCCAAGATTCTAGGTATTACTGAGAGAGCAGTTAACTACCGCAGACGTAGTATGGAAGAAACCCATGAGGTCAAATTACCTGCTTCAGACTTCCGTGGTGCTAAATATGACATTACAAAACCAAAATCTTTTTCTCCATTAAAGCAAGTAAATTTAGGCATAGAGAATGGATGCGTACTGGTCTTCTCTGATGCCCACTTCATACCTAATCAACGATCTACAGCCTTTAAAGGGCTTCTATGGGCTATAGAACAGTTTAAACCAAAGGCGGTGATATGTAACGGGGATGCTTTTGATGGTGCGTCTATATCTCGCCATGACATTACAGATCAGCCTCAGACTTCTGTTATCCAAGAACTCAAAGCTACGCAAGGTGCGTTGGGTGAGATTGAAGAAGTAGCCAAAGCAGTGAGACACAATGTAAAGCTACTGTTTACATGGGGTAATCACGACATTCGGTTTGGCAATCGTTTAGCTCAACACGCACCCCAATTTAAGGAAGTACAAGGATTTAAGCTCACAGACCACATCCTAGATTGGGAGTTCTGTTGGGCAGTATGGCCTACAGATAAAGTTATTATTAAGCACCGATACAAGGGTGGTATTCACGCTACTCACAACAATACAGTCAACGCTGGTGTGTCAGTAGTTACTGGACATCTGCATAGTTTAAAAGTCACGCCATTTTCTGATTACAACGGGGTTAGATATGGTGTGGATACAGGAACACTTGCTGAACCAGATGGCCCACAATTTACTTATGCAGAATTAAATCCTTCTAACCACAGATCAGGATTTGCGGTGTTAAACTTCTTCAATGGTCAGCTTTTATGGCCTGAACTCGTCCATAAATTTAGTGAAGACCATGTAGAGTTCCGTGGTCAAGTCATAGATGTGAGTGCATTTTGAGTGCCTGGCTAATTATTCTCACAGGGGCAATATATGCCTATATAGCTGGTGAACAGCTTATAAAAGAAAACCCCTACATGGCTATCGTGTACGCAGGGTACAGTTTTAGCAACGTGGGGCTTTATCTTTTGGCAAAGTAGTTTACAAAGGCTCGTGAGCGTCTAAAGCAAAAGCTGGGACTTCTTCTTCTTCTGTTTCATCTTCAAAATCAAGTGGCTCAACTGCTTCATATTCAACCGCCCAGCCGTGTTCTTCTTGAAAAGCAATAAAGTCTTGGATGATTTGAATTTTGTCAAAGTCCCATGTCTCGACTGTAATTTTCTCATGCTCGCTAAAACCAATATCCATTTCAAATTTCATGATTTCTCCTTAAACAACGGAATGTTGCAATGAAATGCTAGATGGTTTTTATGTCAGTCAGGTGTCTTTGCGAAACACACCATTGGGCAACAATGTCCCCTTGCGATTCTTGATCTGATCGTATGCAACTTCCATACAGTCTACCAGATTGATGTTCTGCAAAGCGCAGTAGTTAATAAGACAGACCATGACATCACCAACAGCATCCACAATAGCCTCTTGGTCATTTTTAATGGTCGCATCTGCTAGTTCTCCCATCTCTGATATTGCCTTTAGAAGCTGAACTTCTGGTGTGCTATTGGGGATAATTTTTCTTTGCTCTGACCACTGTATGATTTTCATCTCAACGGCTGCGTAACTCATTTCTTTCCTTTCGTATTAAGATTCTTCAAAGTAATTCGCTTTGTCCAACAAGATTGACAGTTCCACTTAGAACCCATGTCAATTCCTCCTTCTGGAGGCTTCATGGTTTCACATTTAGCACAGAACTTAAACCTGTTGGCTGGTGGATTACCGCCTAGATCAATTTGAGGCATCATCTGACTCTCCTTAATGGCTGAATAGCTTTCTCAGGCGGTGGTGGAGTCATCTTTTCGCTTGGAGCAATCCATCCATGCTTTTTCCAGATTGCTTGGACATCTGATCCTGAAGACCATTTAAAGTCTTTTGTTGGCACAGAGGGATAACTTATTTTTGAATATGGTGGTTTTTCTAACATTATTTGGCTTTCATAATCCTTTGATTTCTGCCAAATTTGCCACGTTTGACACCCGTAATTTCAATCAAGTCCTTGTCTAGCAAAGCCTTGTATCTTGCGGTTATTGAGGAATATGGGTATTTTTGAAACTTATCAAGGATTTCATCTGAGATACACCCGTCTGGATGGCTCTTAATGGCCTCATAAACCATTTTTTCGAGCTTGGAGGTGTCTACTACTACGGCAGCTTGATGGCTCGTTGTAGGGTCTTCTTTGCGTACCAACTTAAATGCTTCAGTACCGAAGAATTTATCCATTGATTGCTTCATGTTGTTAAAAATATCATTCATTATTGACTCCTGTTAGGTGAGAGGAAAACTGTTTGTACGCAAGCTAGGAAAATCCATTGCACAGCTCTCCTCTCGGGTTTATATTAACTCAAAACGGCACATCGTCATCAAAGCTAGTAGCCTTGGAACGCTCTGAAGGCTTGGCTTTGTATTCCTCTTTGGGCGATACTGCTAAACCCATGAACTTGCCTGATTTACCTTCTTTAATCCAAGCAGATAGCCAGTAATCCTGACCGCCTACTGTGATATTTCCTTTGTAATCAGGATGATTTCCTGTTTCTTTCTTGTCGTTTTTGAACAAAACGCCTGAGTTATCTTTCTTGTCCATTAGATTTCCTTCGCTTTCTTTAACGCACTTCTTACTTTACTAGGTAGGAGTGTCCACAGGGCAACCTTTTGTTCGCTGTCCAAGTTCTCTCCTTCCAACTTAACCCAAGCTGCCTTGGGGTCACCTTGCTCACACATGGCAATCAGTTCTATTGCCACTTCTTCAAGATACCTTAGTTCCTCAATGGGGATATTGTCTTGTGCGCCTTGAGTAGGGCTGATGATGACCTTATCCTCTTTCAATGGTGCAGAAGAATCTAGGGCATCGTGTTCTACGATTTCCATTGCTGACACCCAGAGATAGCGCCTGGTATACGTCTCTACCGCACCAAGGTTCTGGATAGGATGGCATCCCTTTAGGTTGGCATCTGCCATAGGGCTTGTCAGCTTGATCTCTGAGTTGTCTTCAGTATCTGTGATAGTCAGGGTTGCAAGTTCTTTATCGAACGAAACAACACCGCACAGACCAACCTTGAAGAAGATTGAATTGATTGTTGGCAGAAAGTCACCAAGCTCGAAATACTGGTAGCCAGCAAACTTGTTGTGACCTGACTTCTTTAGTGGTGCTTGTTGCAAAAGAATCCTTGCATCCATCAGCTTTTTATGTACACCCATGATTAACTCCTTTGATTTTCATCTAACTCTGACTCAATGATAAATTTTTGATCTTCAGGATATAAATCTTGAAATTCAACAAAATGGTTTTCTTGGCAGCAACTCCAGCTTTCACCTTTTGGTTCGAGGCAATAGCAGCAGTACATAATTTCAGCAAAATGCTCTTTGTACTGTTCAAACAATGACTTCATATTCACTCCTATTTGTTTATTGAAATGTGGATTTTGTTGTCCACACCCATAATGTGCCATAGGTTTTTATCATTTCATACTAGTACAAACCCTAATTGACTTGCATAAAAACAACACTACTATTTGCGTATGAACATCGAACAAATTGAACAAACTTGTGCCGAAACCTTGCTTTCTTATGCGGAATCAATGGCTGACGCTTACATAGAACACCCAGAGGACTTCTCTGCAATAGTCACGGCTTTGCTTACCAGGACTCTTGAGATTCATTTGAATAGACCAGTAAATCTTGATGTATTGCTCAAACGATAAAGTTTGATACAATGTTTTGAAACACGGCTAAGTTGGGGGTAGCTACCCAACTGAAAAGCGAGCCTCCCCGCCTGCCGATTGTTTCTTTCTGTAAGTGGGTGGACTGTGCGAGGATATTATGCTTTTACAGCCAAAAAACTGGGCCGTCTTTCAACATTACAAAGACCGATGCCCACCTTGGATAAAACTTCATCGTGATCTGCTAAACAATAGGTCTTACATATGCTTGCCTATTGCTAGCAAGGCACTAGCGCCTATGCTTTGGTTGCTTGCCAGTGAATCAAAAGATGGTGTTTTTGATAGCTCACTAGATGAGCTAGTGTTTCGACTCCATATCACGCCAAAAGAATATCAAGATGGACTTAAGCCATTGATTGATAAAGACTTTTTCGTAGTTGTTAGCGGAGTGATAGCAGAACGCTTGCAGAATGCTATCCCAGAGACAGAGACAGAGACAGAGACAAAGAGAGAGAAGAAGACACTCGGCAAACGCCTCGCTTCTGATTTTAGTTTTCCAATTGAATGGGAACAGTTTTGTAAAGAGACAAGACCAGAACTTCACCCAACAAGAACCTTTGACCAGTTCAAGGATTATTGGATTGCTCAAGCTGGTCAGAAAGGTGTGAAGCTAGATTGGTTTGCTACATGGCGTAATTGGGTGAGAAACACTAACGCACCAAAATTAAACCCTGCCGACATTGGAAGGGTAACTGTTGCGCCATCCAATTTACCTGATCCAACATTGTTGAAACTAAAAGAAGATGATAAAAAAGCAGCCCCTATTCCGCTAGAAGTTTTAGCAAAAATGGCTGAGTTGCGGAGAAAAGCATGAATTTACTTTTAGATACATCTACTGCATGGCAAAAACAGATTCGAGAAAAAAGACGCTTAGAAAATCTTGATTCTGACCTTTTAGGTAATTGGTGGTCAAAGATTGATACCGACATCAAAAAAGCAGAAGTGCGTGAAGTAAGTTATCAAATGGCTGAAAAGATCATTAAAGACTATGAATGGCTTGGATGTATGCCAGCAGTTGTTTGGCATTGTTATGGAATCTTTTTTGAGGGGTTTTGTGCTGGAGTAGTTTGTTATGGCCCTGAATACTCTGAAAACCTTGGAAAGATAACAAGAGAAAAAGGTTTAGCAGGTGCAGATTGGAGTAAATATGGCTATGAAGGAAAGATGATTTTGTTAAGCAGAGGTGCTTGTGTCCATTGGGCACACCCACATAGCGCAAGCAAACTAATTCGCCAAAGTATGAAGATGTTGCCGAAAAAATATGAAGTAGTTACTTCTACTGTTGACGAAGCTGCTGGAGAGATTGGGACAATTTATCAGGCTTGTGGCTTTCATTATGTTGGCTCAATGCGTGATGGTAATCCCAATGTAAAAAGCCGTAAACTTGATCGTGATGGCTGGTTAATCAATGGGAAGATTTGGACATCAAGAAGCATCAGAGCAGTTTGCGGAAATACACAGATTGAGAACATTAAAAAGCATTTTCCTACAGTGCAAAAAATTAAGCAGCACAGTAAGGGAAGATATTTTGCTTTTATTGGGACTCAGAACACTCAGAAAAAACATCTGAATGCCATTAAACATTTAATAAAACCCTACCCAAAACGCACAGAAATATGAATCACTTTCAATGGCCTATAAATGACTCCAGCAGAATTAGAGCACTTCAAGAACTCAGAAGCCCAAGATTGGTTGAGGCGGTACAAGGAGAAGAAATCGACGATTGGCTCAAGCAAAGCGTTGCTCTGGTGGAAGGGTGTGTTAAAGGACTTGGAACGAATCAGAGGCGAGTCCGCTACTTTGGATTTGAGAGACCGCATGAACAAACTAAGGAATAAACAATGACTTTTGTTGTGATGTATACAGTCTATGGAGAACCACAAGGCAAAGGTCGCCCAAGGTTTGCCAGAAGGGGAGCATTTACCCATGCTTACACCCCTGAGAAAACAAAGACCTATGAAGATGAAATCAGGTACATGGCTCGGTGTGCTATGGGCGCATCACCGCCCTTGGAAACCCCTGTAACAGTGGCAATCTACATTCGGATGGAGATACCCAAGTCATTCAGCAAACAGAAGCGCAAGGATGCCTTAGAAGGAATAACCAAGCCATTAAAGAAGCCAGACATTGATAATTGTGCAAAGTGCTTTCTAGACGCAATGAATGGTCACGTTTACTTGGATGACAAACAAGTGGTAAACCTACACATTACGAAGGTTTGGTCAGAGATCGGTGCTGTGGAAGTTATGGTTAAAGAGGACTTGATCTAAGGGTAAGTCCTAATGGTTTTATTGATAAACAAGAGTAAATTAACAGTTTTAAACAGGAGTCAATGATGGAAAATACTTGGGAATTTGATACAACA